CGACGATCAGTTCATTGGACCCGCGCTGGTCGATCAGGCGTTTGCTCGGCCTAAGCACAAAGACGAGACAGCGCCAATCGTGATCGGCATCGACCCAGCCAGGTCGGGCGGTGACTCGACGGTCATTGCAGTGCGCCAAGGGCGTGACATCATCGCAATCAAGCGGTACCGGGGCGATGATACGATGACGACCGTAGGGCACGTCATCGACGCGATCGAGGAATACAAACCGACGCTGACGGTGATCGACGAGGGTGGGCTGGGGTACGGCATACTTGACCGGCTGGTCGAACAGCGGTATAAGGTGCGTGGGGTCAACTTTGGCTGGAAAGCCAAGAACCAAGTGATGTGGGGTAACAAGCGCGCTGAGCTGTGGGGTGCGCTGCGGGACTGGTTAAGAACTGCGTCGATCGCGCCAGACAGGCAACTGAAGGCGGATCTGACCGGGCCTAAGACCAAACCCGACTCAAGCGGTACGATCTTCTTGGAGAGCAAGAAGGACATGAAAGCACGAGGGCTAGCCTCTCCCGACGCCGCCGACGCGATCGCGGTGACGTTTGCATTTCCAGTCGCCTCCCGCGAGCCTCGCGCAGCCATGCCCCGTCGTCACTACAGCGACCGCACCGCAGGCGCAACCTCTTGGATGGGCGCATGAGCAAGAAGTCTGTCAGCCTGTCGGTCGGGCGCGGCGAGAAGCTGCCCGTCAGCAAGGGCGCTGGGCTGACAGCCAAGGGGCGTGAGAAATACAACCGAGCCACAGGGAGCAACCTCAAAGCGCCTGCGCCTAATCCCAAGACAGAAGCAGACAAGGGGCGTAAGGCTAGCTTTTGTGCACGCATGGCTCCAATTGCAGCTAAAGCTGGCGAAGGCAGCCGTGCTAAAGCGTCAATGAAACGATGGAAGTGCTGATATGAAACCAGGTCTTTACAGTAACATCAACGCCAAACGCGAGCGCATCAAAGCCGGATCGGGCGAGAAGATGCGCAAACCTGGCGCACCGGGCGCACCCACCGCCAAAGCGTTCAAAGAGAGCGCTAAAACAGCCAAGAAGAAATAGCCATGCCACTCGTCAAATCACCCAGCAAAGCCGCCTTCCGCAAGAACGTATCGGCTGAAGTCAAGGCCGGAAAGCCGGTGAAACAAGCCTTGGCGATCGCGTACTCCACTAAACGGCAAGCCGCCAAGAAAAAATAATGGCTTACGATCCGACAGGCATTGATGGTGCGGCAGAGGTGTCTGACGTAGGCGGCGCGCCTACGAAAGACATGGCGCACAAGCTGTCGCAGATGCGCAGCCGCTTTAAGATGGCGGTGGCGGCGTACAGCGACACCCGCGAAGACCAGTTGGACGACCTGCGGTTTATGGCGGGCTCGCCTGACAACCATTACCAGTGGCCGGCGGACGTGCTGTCCGTACGGGGGTCGGTGCAAGGCCAGACCATCAACGCGCGCCCGTGCTTGACGATCAACAAGCTGCCGCAGCATGTACGGCAGGTGACCAACGAGCAGCGTCAAAACAGACCGTCGCCTAACGTCATTCCGGCAGACGACGACGCGGACATTGAAGTCGCAGAGATCTTTGACGGCATGATCCGTCATATTGAATACATGTCGGACGCGGACGTGGCGTACGACACCGCCTGCGACAACCAAGTGACGTACGGCGAAGGCTACATTCGGATTCTGACCGAATATTGCGACGAGACGAGCTTTGATCAGGACATCAAGATCGGTCGGATTCGCAACAGCTTCTCGGTCTACATGGATCCAACGATTCAAGACCCGTGCGGTGCGGATGCCGAGTGGTGCTTTATCACCGAAGACATTCTGAAAGCGGATTACGAGCGGATGTACCCCAACGCCATGCCGGTCAGCTCGATCATGGTGCAAGGCGTAGGCGACCAAGCGCTGTCGCAGTGGCTGTCTGAGACGACAGTGCGGATTGCAGAGTATTTTTACTGCGATTACAAGCCTGCAACGCTTAATTTGTACCCTGACGGCACGACGACTTACCAAGGCACGCCGCAAGACCAGATGATGCGTCAGATGGGTCTAAAACCGACTCGTCAGCGCAAATTACAGCGCAAAACGATCAAATGGTGCAAGACCAACGGCTACGAAATCATCGAAGAGCGTGAGTGGGCAGGCGCGTACATTCCTGTCATTCGCGTAATCGGTAACGAATGGTCGATTGAGGGCCAGCTTGAGATTTCAGGATTGGTCAGGAATGCCAAAGACGCCCAGCGGATGTACAACTATTGGGTGAGCCAAGAAGCTGAAATGCTGGCGTTGGCCCCGAAAGCACCGTTTATCGGCTACGGCGGTCAGTTTGAGGGGTACGAAGAAAAGTGGAAGACTGCCAACACGCAGAACTACCCCTATTTGGAGGTTAATCCTGATGTGACCGACGGCGCAGGCAATATTCTGCCGTTGCCGCAGCGGGCGCAGCCTCCGATGGCCCAAACAGGCTTGATTCAGGCCAAAATGGGGGCTTCTGAGGACATTAAAGCGGCTACCGGGCAGTACAACGCAAGCCTTGGAATGACGTCAAATGAGCGGTCTGGAAGGGCTATTTTGGCTCGTCAGCGCGAGGGCGACGTCGGCACTTACCATTATGTCGACAATCTGGCGCGGGCGATTCGTCACGTCGGGCGGCAACTGGTCGATTTGATCCCCAAAATCTACGACACGCAGCGTATCGCACGGGTTGTCGGGGTAGATGGCGAGTCGAAGATGGTACGACTCGACCCGATGCAGCCGGAACCCGTGCGAAAACTTGTCAACGAGCAAGGCGTGGTGATCGAGAAGATCTACAACCCTGGCGTTGGCAAGTACGACGTCAAGGTCACCACTGGCCCGAGTTATCTGACCAAGCGTCAGGAGTCGATGGACGCGATGAGCCAGATTTTGCAAGGCAATCCGAACCTGTGGATGGCGGCTGGCGATTTGTTTGTGAAGAACATGGATTGGCCGGGTGCGCAGGAGCTTGCACAGCGGCTGAAGAAAATGATCGATCCGAAGCTGCTGCAAGAAGACGACGATCCGGCACTGCAAGCGGCCAATCAGCAGATCCAAGCGATGCAGCAGCAGATGGAGCAGATGTTCAACATGCTCCAGAACGTGGGCAAGTCGATGGAAGCGCAGAAATTGCGCATTGACGAGTACAATGCGGAAACCAAGCGTATTCAAGCCGTGCAAGCGGGCATGACGCCTGACCAGGTTCAAGATGTTGTCATGCAGACGCTGAAAGATGTCATGACGGCTGGCGATATGGTGGTCGCTCAACAAATGGGTATGACACAATGAGCTGCGCAGACTTTATCGGCACCTTGTTCCTAGCGCGAGACGTGACGCACTCGGTGCATCTTAATACCCGCTCATACGCCAAGCACGTCGCGCTAAATGAGTTCTACGACGGCATTGTCGACCTTGCCGACAAGTTTGCCGAAGCGTACCAAGGCCGGCATGGGCTGATCGGGCCGATTACGCTGATGTCAGCCAAGAAGACGACAGACGTCATTGAGTTTCTCAAAGACTCGCTTGCGGACATCGAAGAGATGCGGTACAAGGTGTGTGAGAAGGACGACACGCCGCTCCAAAACATCATTGACGAGATCGTAGGGCAGTACCTATCGACCTTGTACAAGCTCAAATTCCTTGCGTAAGGACAAGTTATGGAACTGCTCAATCCTCTTGCTGATGCCAATTATCCCGCCTATACGGCGTCTTACACGGGCACAGCGGGGTCAACGACCGCTTGGCCAGCAGGACCGCAAGGCGTGGTGGTCTGGTCAACGACTGCCGCCTACGTCGTAATAGGCGAAGGTGTGACTGCGACTACCAGCTCGACGCCCATTCCAGCCAATACGCCGATTCCGTTCATCGTGCCGCAGGGCACGGGTGCTCCGTGGCGGGTTAGTGCCATCCAGATCGCTAGCGGCGGCACGGTTTACGCTAAACCTATCAACATCCGATGAGCTTTGGCATACCCGTCCGTAATGGCCTGAGCCTAGGGCTTGGGACCGTCGCTACGTTGGCGACGGACTTTGCGTCGCCCAACCCTGGGCCGCCGTGGACGGTATTGACCAGTAATGGTACGGCGTATGTAGTGGATGAAGTTGTGCTGGCGAGCAATGGCACAGCTTACTATGTCGTCGAAACTGTGCTGTCCAGCAATGGCACAGCGTACAACCCGATTTGAGGTAAATCATGGCTGTTTACGAAGCGCTTCTTCTGAATACAGTTGTCCCGCAGATTCAAGCCGCACAAGCAGGCGACAGCTATGTCATGGTGGTGAACGCCACCACTCCAGCACTCAGGATCACGCAGACGGGTACTGGCGATTCCATTCTGGTGGAGGATGCAGCTAACCCCGACAGCAGCCCGTTTGTGGTGACTGCGGCGGGGGATGTTGGGATTGGGACGAGTTCTCCGGGAGCGAAGCTACAAGTTGCGTGGTCGCTTGACCAATTAAAGTTTACCAACCCTTCTGCTGGTTTTAAGCAAATTGGGGCTTCTTATACAGGCTATGTTTCTGGAAATGATTACTCGGCAATTATTTTAGGCACTGACGGAAGCAGCGGCGGGAAAATACAATTTAGTGTTACGCCAAGTTCTGGATCATTAACAACTGCCGCGACACTCGATCAAAACGGCAACCTCGGTCTGGGGGTGACGCCGAGTGCTTGGGATCGCCCTGCTTTCCAGACCACACAGCAAGCATCCTTCTTCGGGCTTGTGAACACAACAAACGTAGTCCAAAACGCTTTTTTACGCTAGCTGGAAGTACACAACCACTGCGCCCGCAGCAATCTTACAGGTCACTCAAGGCGCCTTCAACTGGTTCACCGCCCCCTCCGGCACCGCAGGCAACGCGATCACCTTCACCCAAGCAATGACGCTGGATGCTAGTGGAAATTTGGGGGTGGGGGCGACCAGTCCATCAACTTTTAATCAAAATCAATTATACGGCGCAGTAATTGGTAACGGGACAAGTTTGCCTGGTTTAACTCTTTACGGGGGCACCGCTAGCGGTGGGTCATTGAATTTTGCTGACGGCACAAGTGGGACCGATCAATACAGAGGAAGCGTTGAATATAATCACGGTTCCGATTTCATGGCGTTTAGAACTGCTTCCACCGAACGCGCCCGTATCACCAGCGGTGGGGATTTGCAGATTGCAAACGGCAATCTTGTGATGTCTACAAGCGGCAAAGGTATTGACTTTGCTGCTACGGCAGGCCCAACAAACGGGACGATGACCAGCGAGTTGCTGAATGACTATGAGGAGGGGACTTGGACGCCTGTTGTAAGCGGCTCAACAAGCGCTGGGTCTGGAACATATACGCAGCAATTTGGTGCTTATACAAAAATTGGGAACATGGTTTATTGGCGAATGTTTGTTGGGTGGACGGCTCATACCGGAACAGGAAATACACTCCTATCTGGTTTGCCGTTCACATCAAACGCAACTCGCGCAACACCTGCTGTTGCATGGTTTAGTGGGTTTACGTTTACCGAAAACCCGTTTTTGTATGTTAACAACAACAGCACTTCCATAGACGCAATACAAATGAATAGCGGCACCAGCGCATCTGCCATAGCAATCGCTGGATCTGCTTCAATCTATGCGGCAGGGTGTTACCAGGTCTGATTTATTTTTGTGTTCGACAAAAGATTTAACCAAGGGGCTAAATCATGGCGCTTGAAAAAGTATCAGCAGTAGATTTCATCGAGGTCACTGAAAATGGGCACGTCCAAGTTCGGACTAAGATTGCCATTATTGAAAATGGAAATCAGATTAGCGGATCATTCCACAGGCACGTTGTCGCGCCCGGTGAAAACTTCAGCCAAGAGGACGCGCGAGTACAGGCTATTTGTGCAGCGGTTCATACGACAGAAGTTATTGCCGCTTATCAGGCGCAACAAGAAAAACTTGCAGGCTAAATAATGAACTGGAACATCTCCCAGCTTGACTGCAAAGTATCAGAAGGCGACCTGTCTGACGTTTGCATTGTCGCCCACTGGCAGTGCTCGGACACCGTGGACGGATATTCTGCCTCCGTCTATGCGACCTGCTCGCTGCCTTCGCCTAATCCTGCTAGCTTCACACCCTACGCCAGCCTGACCCAAGAGCAAGTGCTCGGCTGGATTTGGGCGAATGGGGTTGACAAGGACGCCACTGAAGCGGCAGTCTTGCAACAGATTGAAAACCAGAAGAATCCTCCCGTGGTAGCGCCACCGCTGCCGTGGGCTGCGTAATGTTTCAAACCGTACTGGTGCGGTCCACCAGGCACTCGCCAGAGTAATCATGGAAAACACTGAAGTAGTAGCGGAACCAACCGCGCCGGAACAGGTAGCGACGCCCGCGCCTGAACCTGTAGCAGTATCGGCGGAAGAGCAACAAACTACAATCAAGACGTTCACTCAAGAAGAAGTGGATGCGCTGATTGGCAAGCGTCTCGCAAGAGAGCGTAGGTCTTGGGAACGTGAGCGTCCGAAGGCGCCCGCAGCGCCCGCAGAACCTGTGACGCAGGATAAGTTTGAGTCGGTCGAAGCGTATGCCGATGCACTGGCCGCGCAGAAAGCCGAACAACTTCTCCAGCAACGGGAACTGGAGCGCCAGCAAGCAGCACTGGTTGAGTCGTACCACGAGAAAGAAGAACAGGCGAGGGAAAAGTATGACGACTTCGAGCAAGTCGCCTACAACCCAAGCCTCAAAATCTCGACCGTGATGGCTCAAACAATTCAGGCGTCAGAGATCGGCCCCGACATTGCGTATTTTCTCGGGTCCAATCCAAAAGAAGCTGATCGTATCTCGCGTCTATCGCCGTTCTTGCAGGCCAAAGAAATCGGGAAGATTGAGGCCAAAGTGGCCGCCAGTCCGCCCACCAGAAAACCATCCAGCGCTCCAGCGCCGATTCAGCCTGTTGCAGCACGCGCCTCCGGCGCACCGGCTTACGACACCACAGACCCGCGCTCAATCAAAGCAATGAGCACGAGTGAGTGGATCGCAGCCGAGCGGCAACGACAGATCAAGGCGTGGGAAGCGAAACACGGACGTTAATCATGCCGGTAGTTAATACGACCGGCTAATTATCTAAAGGAAGTAACATGGCCAACAGTATCTTAACGATCGATATGATCACCCGCAAGGCTTTGGAGATCTTGGAGAACTCCTTGGTGATCACCCGGACGGTTAACCGTCAGTACGATGACAGCTTTGCTGTCGAAGGCGCAAAAATCGGCTCCACGCTGCGTATCCGTCTGCCGGACCGCGCGCTGGTGACCGACGGTGCTGCGCTGCAAGTTCAAGACGACAACGAGCAGTTCACCACTCTGACTGTTTCGAGCCAGAAGCACATCGGCGTGAACTTCACGACCGCTGAGCTGACCATGCAGCTCGATGACTTTGCAGAGCGTGTGCTGAAGCCTCGTATTAGTCAGCTTGCCTCCAGCATCGACGCTGACGTTGCCAACAGCTTCAAAAGCATCTACCAGTCGGTTGGTACTCCTGGCACCACGCCCGGAACCAGCTTGGTGCTGTTGCAAGGCCAACAGAAGCTGAACGAAGCCGCTGCGGTCATGGCTCCCCGCTATGCCACCGTCAACCCGGCTGCGAACGCTGGCCTCGTCGAAGGCATGAAGGGTCTGTTCAACCCCACCAACACCATCAGCCGTCAGTTCAAGAATGGCCTGATGGGCGAGGGTGTGCTGGGCTTTGAAGAGATCAGCATGTCGCAGTCGATCAAGCAGCACACCACCGGCACCCGCACGGGTTCGCACACTGTTACGACCACCGTGTCGGCACAAGGTGCTACGACCATCGCCATCACCGGCACTGGCACGCAAACGATTAAGCAAGGTGACGTGTTCACCGTTGCCGGCGTTTACGCTGTCAACCCGCAGACCCGTGAGTCGACTGGCAGCTTGCAACAGTTCGTTGCGACCGCTGACGCAACCGCCTCCGGCGGCGCGTACACGGTCAGCGTGAGCCCTGCGATTTACACCTCGACTCAAGCGCTTGCCACTGTGGATTCGTTCCCGCAAGCCAGCGCTGTGGTGACCTTTTTGGGTAGCGCCAGCACTCAGTACCCGCAAAACCTGATCTATCACAAAGATGCGATCACGTTTGCGACCGCTGACCTGCTGATGCCGCAAGGCGTAGACATGGCCTCGCGCCAGGTGCATAACGGCATCTCGATGCGTATTGTTCGTCAATACGACATCAACAATGACCGTCTGCCCTGCCGTATTGACGTGCTCTACGGCTTCTCGGTCATCCGTCCGCAGATGGGCGTTCGGCTCTGGGGCTAAACAATACCGGGGGCTTCGGCCCCCATCAGTTTTGAAAGGATACAATCATGGCTCTTCCTAATGGTGCTGGTGGTTATCAGCTTGGCGCGGGAAACCGCGCTGAAACCACGATGGGTTATGCGGACGCGCCGCAAACCGCTACTGCGACCGCAACCCTGTCTGCTGCTCAGATCTTGGGCGGTATGCTGGTAGCGAACCCCTCAACCTCGGCTGCGACCTACACGCTGCCGACCGCTGCGCTGATCGACGCGGCGCTGCCGAATGCAACGATCGGCAGCACGTTTGATCTGTTCATCGTGAACACCGGAACGTCGTCCGGTACTGTCACGCTTGCAACGGCAACGGGTCTGACCGACGGCGGGAATGCGTTTGTGGCGGTGGCGATTACCTCCAGCGCCGCGTTCCGGTTCCGCAAAACGGCCGAGGGTGCGTACACGGTCTACAAGATCGCGTAAAGGAGCAAGCACATGGCAGCGAACAACAAACCTGTTGGCGTGGCCTGACGCATCGCGCGGCCTTCGGGCCGCGCATTTTTGAAAGGATCGATCATGCCTAATACCAAGGCTGTCGGTGTCGCGTACAGCGACCCCGAGTTTGAAAGCGTGGCGGTGACCGGAGCCATTACCGGCGCAAGCGTGGCGGTGACCGGCAAACTGAGCGGCACGCAACTGGATCTGAACGCGCCTGTGACTAAGACTGCTAGCTTCACGTTAGGTGAAACTGAAAACTTTGTCATTGCCAACGGCTCTGCGGCAAACGTCACCGTGACGCTGCCGTCAGGCACTGATCAGATTGGCCGTGTTCTGTTTGTGAAGAACCTGTCGGGCACTTACACCCTGATCTCGGCGTCGTCGAACGTCAAACCTCGTACGTCTAATACGGCTGCTACCGCCATTTTGGCGGCGTCAGCAGGTGCATGGGCGATCTTGGTTTGCGAAGACGGCACGAATTGGGTTGTGATGGCCGGCAACTAACCTGGCGGGGGCTTCGGCCCCCGACTTTTATGCCCATCATCTATCTGCGTCACCCGCGCCACGGCGAGAAGGTTGCCATCTCGGACTTGGAAGCGGAGTATGATGAACAAAACGGCTGGACGCGCTATACTCCCGGTGAGTCTCAGCCCGAGCCAGTGAACGAACTGCGCCCGCGTCGTCGTCGGGAGGCCAAGGATGCAGAGCTACTTTGACGTTGTAACGGATTCCGGCAACCGCCCCATCGCGGGGGCCGAAGTCTTTGTTTACAACTACAACGGCACACTAGCAACAATTTACAGTAGCGCTGACATCTCAACAACGGTGCTGTCTAGCGCCGGCACGCCGTACATTGTCAGCCAAGAGCTTCTCGGTCCGATTAGCAACCCGATTACCACGGGCGCTGACGGAAAGTACATCTTTTTTGCTGCAAATGGCATCTACACAATTGTCATCACCGCAGCCAACTATGACTCCCGCACGCTGACGATTGAACTTAACGACCCCGCGCCGCCGCCTGTCGTAAACGTGGCGTTTGCGACTAACTCGTCTGCGCCCAACACGTCAACTTATGCGGTGTCTATGACACCATCTACTTTGGTAGCAAACACTGACTTAGTGTTGCAGCCAAAAGGAGATGGCGCATTACTGGCACAAGTTCCTGACAATACGACAGCAGGCGGAAACAAGCGCGGGTCTAACTCTGTAGACTGGCAAACAGAGCGTGGGTCTGCTGATCAAGTAGCAAGCGGCAACATTTCGGTTATCTCTGGTGGACAGGAGAATAAGGCATCTGGCGTTTATTCGTTTGTCGGCGGAGGCTTAAAAAACACGGCTTCCACTAGCACAGCCATTGTTGTTGGAGGCAACGAAAACATTGCGTCTGGCAGCGCATCATTTGTTGGCGGCGGTGCGTACAACGAGGCACAAGCGCTGGATACGTTTGTCGGTGGTGGGTTTTTCAACTGGGCAAACGGCACATATGCTTCGACCGTTGGTGGCTATTTCAACACTGCGTCTGGCGCGTATTCGTTCATCGGCGGCGGTGTCTCAAATGCTGCTGATTCTTCCTACTCTGTGATTTCAGGTGGTGGTTACGGATCGACCAGGGGTGTTGTTGGCTACCACGCATTCCCAGCTTGCATCGGTCCGGTAGCCGCTGTCACCGGTGCGTCACAAGGTGGCTTGCTGATTCTTGGGCGAGTGACGACCAACGCAACATCTGCGGTGTTACGCTCAAACACATCTGCCTCTGCTGGCGCGACCAACCAGATCATCCTGCCAAACAATTCTGCGTTTTACTTCCGTGGTTCTGTCATTGCTAATGTCACCGGCGGAGGTGACACGAAGTCATGGACGTTTGACGGGCAGATCAAGCGGGGTGCTAACGCTGCCGCTACGACGCTGACAGGCTCAACGGTCACGAGTCCATATGGTGACGCTGGAGCGTCTACCTGGGCGGTGGCGCTATCGGCTGACACCACAAACGGTGGGTTGTCGATAACGGTTACAGGTCAGGCTAGCACCACGATTCGCTGGGTCTGCAAGATTGAGACAACGGAAGTGAGCTACTAACATGACTGTCCTAACGCTCAGCGGCAACGAAGCTACGGCTGGGGATCTTATTAACGGCGCGCTTCGTCTGCTTGGTCAATTAGCAGAAGGCGAAACACCTTCGGCTGCGACATCTGCGGATGCGCTTCTCGCTCTCAATGAAATGATTGAGTCGTGGAACACTGAGCGGCTTGCAGTGTTTTCCACGCAAGATCAAGTGTTCAGTTGGCCGGCCTCAACGATCAGCCGCACGCTTGGGCCGACGGGTGATTTTGTTGGCAACCGGCCTATTTTGGTTGATGATTCAACTTACTTCAAAGACCCAACGACCGGCGTCTCGTACGGTCTAAAGCTCATCAATCAACAGCAGTACAACGGTATTGCGCTTAAGACTGTAACCAGCACCTACCCGCAGGTCATGTGGGTCAACATGACGTTCCCCAACATTGACATGTACATCTATCCAGTACCTACGCGGGTGCTGGAGTTCCATTTTGTGTCGGTGCAAGAGCTGACGCAACCGGCTGTGCTTGCAACGCCAATTCTGTTCCCGCCAGGCTACTTCCGCTGCTTCCGCTATAACTTGGCGTGCGAATTGGCGCCTGAGTTTGGCGTCGAGCCGTCGCGGCAAGTCTCGCGGATTGCAATGACGTCTAAGCGCAATCTGAAGCGCATCAACAATCCTGACGATCTAATGTCAATCCCGTACAGCATCGTCGGGACGCGCCAGCGCTACAACATCTACGCCGGCAACTTCTGATGAAAACTCCGATTCTAGGCGCGTTTTACGTTGCGCGTAGCATCAACGCAGCAAATGACCGCTGCGTAAATTTGTTTCCTGAAGTTGTACCTGAAGGTGGCAAAGAA